AAGTCTTTTGCGGTCTACTTCAGGCAGTAATAATAATGATTCAAGATATACTGGTGACACGTGGGGATTGTCAGTTGGTAGTGCTTGGATAAATTCACGGTCTGACCTTATTAGTCCGCTACGTTTAGCGTCAAAGAATTCACGATAGAGCCATCCTTTGTGTGGGTTACAAGTTAGTAGTCCTTTTGGTTTGTCATTGATTAGCTTATAACGTACACGAGATGCCAAGATGTTAACGCATTTTTCAGATACCTCCCCAGCTTCATCCACAAAGTAATCAGTCAATTCAATAGAACCAAAGCGTTGAAATTCGGGATCCGATGGGGTATCTGCCAAGTCCATCAATATTGTTTGACTGCCATTGTACCAAGTAATAACGTGGTCTTGTCCGTTGTAATTAAAATGTTTACCTGCGATGAGATTGTGATGAGCGCACAATTCAAAAAACGTTTGCATAGTTGACAATCGCAACTTCTTAAGTTCAGCACGGCCAATTAGGCCACGTGTCCCTGGGTACTTTAACCGTCTTTTTATTTGCCAGTCGCATCCGAGAAACGACTTTCCTCCACCAACTCCACCACCGTATAAGACTTGCTTGATGTCGCTATCAATTGCCAATGCATTTAGAGCTGCAATTTGCTTTTCGTGAAATTCAATTTTCATTAGAATAATCTTTGTTGAGCTACGTGGTTTTTAATTCGTTCTATTGCCTTATCATAATATTCCTTATCCAATTCGCACGCAGTCAATTCAAAATCGTAATCATGGCAGGCAATAGCAATGCTTCCAGAACCTAAATGAGTGTCAAGTATTTTGTCGCCTTGTTTAGCGTAATTTTCTAAACAAAATTTATATATTTCAATAGGTTTTGAGGTAGGGTGAAATGACTTTTTCTTTTGATAATTAGCTTTTGGATTGTCAAATCCTTGAAAATTTCCGCAACTAGTAAACCTTATAAATGTATGTTTAATTTCTAAATTTGACCATGCCAACTCGAAATGTCCTACTGCTAATTTTTGATTATATTTAAAAGTTTTATCCCAACAAATCCAGCCTTCAGAATGTGGAAGGTTAAAATAATTACCCCCCCAAACTATCTGTTTTTTACTTACTCTAAATAACTCTTTAAAATAATCTTCTGTTGGTTTTAAATCAATACTATCCCATTTATCAATACCAATCCCATAAGGAGGGTCTACAATAGCAAGGTCAAAATAGTTGTCAGGATAGCGACTCATCAAGAGCATATTATCTTCATTTGTAATATTTATTTTTTCAGTAATATTCACAACACCTCCTTTGCCTTTTGTTGTAAAATATGACTGTCCATAATGTCTGCATACACGAGCCTGGATAATTCAGCTTGGTAGTCTTCTTTGATGCGATCCTTTGAAAGCTTATCCAATCGCTTAAATTTATAGTCACTCATCTGATTTGCATCAAGTGTCTTTTTATATGCCATAAATTGCCATCTTTTCCACTCATCATCAGTCCAAGTTTCATCCGTGTAAGCGCCTAATTCGTACAACTTGCGAAGCTTCATCGGTGCAAGCATCAACACATATTCCCTTTTATTCTCTTTCCACATTTGAATGTCATCAGTAAACATCTTGAGCCAATTAACTGGAGTGGATTCATCAACTGATGGAGCAGGGATGGATAGCTTTTGTTTCTTTTTGTCAATCGCAAGATTCATCTTCATTTTGTACTCACTGTATTGCTTAAGTACATCAGATAAAAAGCCAACAGACATCAACCCGAAACATTCCACACGTGGCCATTCTTGTCCAACTGCATTGAGTTGGAATGCAAGTGCTAACTCACCAATTGTAACGTATCGGTAGTGGCCTTGAATCACTCCATACAGTAAGTTCGTTTCCTCATCAGATGGCAAAGTCTTAATTCCATATAGCACGATTCCATAGGATAAAGTCTGTTTGAAAATCGAGAGTGTGCAGTCACCAAGATTGATTTGTTCCTGCGCCTGAATAAAGGCCTTTTCGTTATGCGTCAAGCCATTGTTGTAGGCTTGCCCGTTGTACTCTGCCAATTGTGTCATTGTGATTGTTTTTAGTTACAAATTTAGTTAAGTCCCAAGCTGACCTCATCGCAGCTTTCCAATCTTTCATCTTATTTTTTCCGTACTTCCACCCAGTGTTCGTGTAGTGGGAGATGAAAACATCTGCAAAGTTGAGCGCATCTTCTGATGTGGCGTGAGGCATCTTTTCAAGGAAGTGATCAGCGACTTCCTCAAGAGACGGAACAATGAAATGAGAGGCGGCTAATTTCTTCGGGAGTAGTTCCTCGAGTCTTTTTATCCTCTCTTCCAACGATTGAACCTTTGAGAGTAAAATAAGGTTGTCCATATTCTAGTAATTTTTTAGTTTGTTTGCAATTATAGCCATATTTTTCTAAGGTCTCAAAAAATTGATTCGCATTGAATTGATATTCCCCATCAGTTCCATACAACTCACAAAATTTACGTGTGCAATGGATAGCGGTAGCGTGGTCTTGATCGAATTGTTGAGCGATTCTTTGCCACGTTAGATTACCATCAGCTAAAAATAGGAAGGTTATAAACATACCACGTGCATCAACTATGTTTCTTTTGCGGGATTTTTCGTGGATGTCTTCAGGACTTATCCCATAGACCTCTTCGCAGCATTGGTAGTTCAATAATTCACGCAAGTTTCTAAATTGACTTTTGCTCTGAACTCGCATATTGTCAATGACTTTTAATAGAAGATCATTCATTGCAATAGATTTGAGGTTCGTGTTCGTTTTCATTTTCAGCTACTGCCAATTCAATCAATTCGCATTTGTCCACGTTAATAAGCTTCGATAGCTTTTCGATGTGGTGTATTGACATCGTTAGCGGATAGCTTTCATACTTGCGGCCAGTTGGCCAAGTCACTTCCATCGCTCTAGCAAATTCTTGCGTATTGGCGAAATGGGTTTTAATTAGTGTTCTGAATTTCATATTAGTTTTTTTAGATATTCAATAAATTCTTTCGGGTTATCAAAGGTGACAACCCCCCTTAAAAAGGGAGGTCATCAGCGTTTGACAATTTAGCATCCATAATAGCATCCTTGTAAGGATTATCTCCAGTTGTAAGGTACACCTCAAATGCCTGAGCAGTTGCGCAAATAATACCTATTTGCTTTTCCATTGGTTCGCCTTCACCTTTGTGGAGATCAACGGCTGCCTTCAATGCTACTGCACGTGCGATATCTGCTTTATCTTCGGGTGACTTACCAAATGACTTTGCAGCACCTCCACCATTCCAAGCGGGTTTGTTAGATGGCAAAAATTTAATGTTCCAATACTTTCCCTTTTGGGTGTACTCGTAATTCATTTCATCACCTACCTTCCAAGATGGGATTTGAGTCTTGGCAAAGCATCCGCCGACATCACCGTTTTCCATTTGCACCTCGAATTTAAAGAGGTCATTCCACGTGCCATCGTTCTGGATGGACTTGATTTTTGATGTTTTCATCTTGTTTTGTTTATTAATTATTGATTGATATTCTTTTTCTAAATCCGTTTCAAAGTCAATGTGCATCATTACTCCTTTGTAAGCAACTGTGATAAGCCTACCTTGACTCAATTCATATTCTTCTCTTTTGCGTTGGCGATATGTTAGAGGTTTGCCAGTCTTGAACTCATCCCAATACTGCCATTGCTCAGTCATCTCTTGTAGGTCTTTTCAGTTAGCAAAGCTTCCATCCTTTCAAATGGTTTGCGTGGTGAAGCATCTGCAATGTGCTGAGCGATTGCGTTGAAATCAAGTTGCTCACTTGGATAACTCGAAGATTGTACGCAGATGAACTTGCGTGGATAAGTTAAGTTTACAGTTCCCATTTGTATTGTGCTTTATTAATTGTGTCTTCAACTTCTTTGCGTTGCTCAATGCTGAATGATGAATTTTGTTGACGCTCATTCCAATACTTAACGGCGCAAGTTATCATTGTCAACTCATCAGGTGAGCAGGTTATGATCCATTTCTTTTCCATCTTCATATCACTTGAAAGATAAATGCTTCAACTCCGTTTACGTGAT